TTGTAAAAAATCAATTTATTCAATGTATTTTATTATGCTTTAGCTTAATAAAACAGATTCAATCATATAAAATATGATTCAATGTTTAAAAATATATTTTCAATATATTTTTTCAGATTCAATAATTTGATTTAGCTTAATAACACATTTTATTGATTTAACTTAAGAAAATTGATTATAAAATTGATAATATAATATATTATCATATATGTGTAGATTATATATTATTAATCTAATTATTAATTTTAATATTAGGAATGACTATAAAAAATATTTTATCAAAATTAACTAAAAATAAATTAATTGCCTTATGTAAAGAATTAAAAATTAATTATTCAAACAAAAAGAATAACGAACTATGTGCATCTATAGAAAATCATCCAAATACAACACTTGAATTAATTTCATCATATCAAAATATAAAAATTAATATAATAGATGCTATATGGGAACATATATTCACCTTTATTAAATATAAAGGCAACATTGATATTACATTAAAAGCATCTACTATTAAAGATGCTGGAAAAACATGGAAAGGTATAAAAAATCAATTTGAACCGAGACTATTATGTAAACAAGATACGGAGGAGAAACGACCGGAGATTTTTAAGAAATATAATTTATATATTTTATCACTTGATAATAGATCATATTTAATAACAAAAACAAATATATATCATCAATTGGAATATCCTAAAGTAGAACTAAATGTTATTGAGATAAAAAAAAATACATCCTCTTTAATTTTACAAATTGGTCAGAGTGAATCATCAGGGATTGATAATTTACGTTATAGTGGTCTTTTTGAACAATCTGCGTATCTTGGTGAACCAATAATATATGGTAATATATTGAATGGTAGACATCGATGTTCATTCGTAACAAAATTAGATTCAAAAGAAGTTAGTATTTGTGGAGCTCAATATGAAACAGATGCTTGTTATGAAAGTGCCAATAAAGTATTATTAATCGAAGCAAAAACAGGTCTAAATAAAAGTTTTAATATCAGACAATTATATTATCCATTTCGTGCAATATATGATAATATTTTGAATAAAAAAGAAATAATAATATTATATATAAATACAGATCTTGCAAATATTACACATATATGGAAATTTATATTCGAAGATCCATTAAGAATGACGAGTATTCGATGCATACAATATAATAAATATACGTTTAATAATTTTTAATCAAGACTTCATTTATTTTAGATTCTGGATTTTTTGAATTAATAGATCTTTTACATGAAATTATCTGAATTATATATTTCTTTTCTTTAAAATTTTTTTTTACTAAATCAACATCTGCATTACTCATTAAAAATTTATTTTTTTTACATAAATCAAATAAATTTGTATGTTGACCTAGAGTAAAACCATCTGCTGTATATCCTACAAATGATGTTTCATTTACAGGGGCATATGGAGGATCTAAGTATATAAAATCACTTTGTAGGATATTTTTAAATGATTCTTCAAATTTAGAATGAATAAAATTAACATTTCGAATTAATCTAGATATATCGAGTAAATGACCTTCATTAATTATTTCAGGATTTTTATAATGACCATATGGCACATTAAAACCATTTGGACCCTCTCTATAAACCCCTCGAAAACAAGTTTTATTTAAGAAAATAAAATATGCTGTTCCTAATGGAGAATTCTTCTCAATCAAAGTTAGTTTATTAAAATTAATCCTAATCCAATAATAATATGATTCTTTTGAAGATTTTGCCTCAGTAATATCTTTAGGTTTTCTATTAACGATGTTCCCATTAATTAGATTAAATTCTGTAATAATCAAATTAATTTCGGACATAATATCTTTAGGTTTTTTTTGTACATTCTTATATAAATTAATCAATGTCTCATTTATATCATATGCATATATTTGACCATTTAATTTAATATTATTTTGTTCTATATTTTGTAAACAACCCAATAATATACTTCCTCCACCTAAAAATAATTCATGATAGTTCGTAATTTCTTTTGGGAATTCACTCATTACTTTATCGATAATTTGTGTTTTTCCTCCAACCCATTTAATAAGAGGTTTTATATATGAAATAGGGGTTTTAATCACGAGAGGTTCTATAGGAGGGACATTTACTGGTCCTTCTAATGGAAGTTTAATTTTATTTTTTTTAGATTTATTTTTAGGTTCTTCTATCGAAGGTGTATTTACTGGTTCTTCTAATGGAAGTTTAATTTTATTTTTATTTTTAGACATATTAAGATTAGAATTAATTGCGGGAATAAGTGTAGGGGTAAGTGTAAGAATAGTTGTAGGATTATTATTCAATTTATTTTCAGTTTTTTCTACAAGATTCGTAATTTTATCAGTAATAATTTTATCAATAATATTTGTAAGTTTATTATGCATATCAATACATGGATTTTTTTTGGTAAGATGTTTATTATAATGTGATTTTTGTGTAAATTCTTTCAAACATTTGGAACAACTATAAATAACCATTTTAGTTATATATTATAATACGATTTTAAATCATATGATTTAAAATAAAATTTAATAATTAACTTATAATACAATAAGGTAAATAAGATATTATGTTCCCTATCATATTTATTTCTATTGGTTCTATTTCCGAAGTAGGTGCAGGTTCTATTTCCGAAGTAGGTGTTGGTTCTATTTCCGAAGTAGGTGTTGGTTCTATTTCCGAAGTAGGTGCTGGTTCTATTTCCGAAGTAGGTGTTGGTTCTATTTCCGAAGTAGGTGCTGGTTCTATTTCTGAAGTAGGTGTTGGTTCTATTTCTGAAGTAGGTGTTGGTTCTATTTCTGAAGTAGGTGCTGGTTCTTTGAATGCATCTTTTTTATCATTTCCATCAACATCTGTTATAATAATTTTAATATTTGATTCAGATTGTTTTGTATTCATTGCATTTATAATTGATTTCAAATATATTACTTCTTTGTGCATCAAGTGTGAAAATAAAGAATGAGTTGGAATATAACGACCTTTTTTGGAATTTATTATCTTTTTATAAAATAAATTAATAATCTCTTTCAAATGATTCGAATTGATTTTAGACGATAGATAAGATTGATCAATCATCGTAATAAAATTAATAATATGAGAATTTAATTCTTTTCTAGATTTAATTGAATTACCTAAATTTTTTATAAAATGATAAATAATAGCTTCGATTATCTTCTCTGTGTTATTTCTTATTGGATTATCAATCGGAAATATTTCGAATAGACATAATTCACAATCACATATATTCTGTTTTTGAGGCATTTTTGGCATTTAGAATATCTTATTATATATTATAATAAGATTATAAAAAAAATACTAACTTCTAATTTATAAAAAATTTTAATAATATGTGCATTTACTCTGAGAATAATAATTGATATCAAAACACAAGAAAATTTCATCAAGATTTGATTTAAATTTTTCAGGAATATCTAAGATTTTTAAAGTATCCAAAATTTTACCAGCTTTATTTTTAGATTCATAGGTTGTCGGTTTTACACCATTTTCTAAATAATATTGTATGCGTTTTTCTTTATGCAATACGTACCAATTATAACTACATACATCGAATGTAGATAAGATTTTGTCAATTTCTCCCTTTAATGTTATCGGAATTATTAAACCAGGATTTTTAATTCTCATACATACACCCATTTTTAGATATTCATCTTTTAATTTTTGTTTAAGCAACGTACTACACTCTCTCATAATAAAACCAACATTGGTTGATACGCTAAGATCTTCATTAATAACTGGATTGAAGAAACCAGCAAATAATTCTACATTATAAGTAAGATCCCCCCCTATAGTATTGACAGTTAATTCAGAAGGTGTGGTTAGATATGATGTTTGCATTGAATTCCAACCCGATGCAAAGTAATACTCTTTTAACAGCTCTTGTTCTCGATAGGTACAACAATCGGGGTCAATATTTGGGATGGGTATCGTAATATCTAGGCATTGTATTTTTTTATCAAATCCAATTAATTTATTCTTATCAGAATAAGGTACGAATAATCGCGCCCAACCTCCTAATATAGTATCTGCACCAGAGCCTTGAGGTACAAAACTAATAATACGTTTAAACATTTCTTTTACATCAGGAGGGGCTTCTATCTCTCCATCGTCTTGTAAAGAACGCATCCTGATAAACATATCCATAATCGTATCAAAATGGGGAAACCATACTTTTAATTCGGTATCTTTTAGAAACGTTTTAAAATAATCATAGAATGCTTTTAATTTTAGCCAATCTTCCTGGGTTCCTTCCAAGATAACTGATGGGATTCCGCAATCTAAGAACATTTCAAATGAAAAATATTCTTTTAAAGCATTCATTAAGAACATATTTGATACTGTAGAAAGCAATGGGGTGGTTGTAGTAAATGATGTAGTAAATTTCTCAATGAATTCTGGATCTAGGATATTTTCTTCCATCATCAGTTTAAACTGATTCGTAAAATAATCCAAATCAAATTGTGAAGAATGGACACGCAATTTTACCCTCCCTTCATGAGGGACAAATAGATCACGCATTGATTTAGCATTATTGGCAATACATGTTGCGATGATCATTTGAATCGCCATCTGAAAATCATTAGGTCTAAATCTTACTGGAATATGCCCATTATATGCAGCTAGGATTGTATTAATTAAGTTATTATGTGTGGATTGAATAGATGACAAAACAAGTTTCGATGAATGTTCGTACTGGGAAAAATACATAGAAGGGGTATTAAGATTTAGATTTGGTTCTGATTTTAAGGTATGTGTATAATTAAGTTTATTTAGATTATTTTTTAAAGTATTATCTAAAATAATTCTCAACATTTTATTAAGATAGTTAAGATAGTTAAGATAGTTAAGATAGTTAAGATAGTAATATAAGATAAATTTTAATTATATTTAATAGTTAGTATAATGATATAAAATCAATTTTTATAAAAAAATTGATTTATGTTTTGAATATTATTATAATTAATTTATATCAATTATATTTTAAGAATGTCAATACCATTTAATATTAAAGATGATTATTGGTCTGACATACATCCGGGTATGTCATCTAGGATTAAACATCGTTTAATCCTAGTTCGACATGGGGAATCTACGTCAAATGCAGAATTAACTTTGACTGGACAAACAACTGAATATGCAATCGACCATGCATTAACAGATATTGGCAAAGAACAAGCACAAGATGTTGCAATTTTTTTAGAAAGTAAAGGTATATCGTATATTGATCGGATTGAAATATCACCATTAGATAGGGCTGTTCAAACAGCGATACCCACTTTAAATAAATTATATGAGGGGGTAATTTATGATGAAGACATGAAATTATTGGAATGGATTGAACCTCCTATAATTACAATAGATTATTTGTTACGTGAAAAATATACAAAATCTTCTTACTGGTGTACAAAACCAAATAAAATATTTAATTCAAAACAAAATAAAATATTTAATTCGAATCCATCTGATATGGATACTTATACTTATACTTATACTTATACTTATACTAATTTTGATGAAAAAAATGGTTGTATAGAAAAAGATGGACAATGGTTAAGAATGCCTGATGATAATTTTAATAAGAGAGTTGATAATTTATTACAAAATTGGAAAACAATAGGGGTAATAGGTGGTCGGACGCAGACATTGGTATTTACTCATTCTCAATTAATCTCCCAATTTTTATCATCGGACAGTGATAGATTTTTTCATTTGGCAAATGGTTCAATTTCGATTATTGATATTGATGAAAATAATCAATTGCATATTCAAGTTGCAAATTATACTAAACATTTAAAAAATCCAACTGGAATGCATACTTGTATATTTTAATTTGATTTGATTTAATTTGATTCAGTACGATTTGATTTGATTCAGTACGATTTGATTTGATTTAATTTGATTTGTTTTAATTTGATTTTTTATTTCGCATTTGTTTTATTCCAATATAAACTATATTCTTATTTAGATTACGTTCTGAAATCTCTGAAATCTCTGAAATCTCTGAATGTTCTGAACAATCAGAATGTTCTGAACAATCAGAATGTTCTGATTCTTCTAAAAGCTCTGAATTTGTCGTATGTTGTAAATATTTTTTTAATTTATATTTAACCATCAGTATAATAACAATTCCTACAATTAAAAATGCTATAATAACTCCTAATATGCATAATACAATATCTCTGATAATCATCATAATAAAATATCTCTGATAATTATCATAATAAAATATCTCTGATAATCATCGTAATAAAAAGTATAATAATAAATAAAATAAATAATAATTAAATAAAATTAAAGAAAAATAATTTCAATTTTTTAATAATATAAATTATATATATAATTTATATATATATATAAACTTAATGAATGAACCTATTAAGATAATTTGGAAATTTAATAATGATAATCGTCGTGTTCAATATTCACAATATATATTTATAGGTACTGTTCCTCCTAATATAATGAAAATATTAAATCTGATTGAAGATTTATCTTTTTATGATAGTTTAATTAAGATTTCAAATGACGAATATAAAACTATTGAAAAATTTTATGGTGAATTTTGGTATAATAAATTATTTAATACAACTCATATAAATTCATCAATATTTACCATACGGGAGTCTTCTACTCAGAAACGTGAATTAATAGAAAAATATAATAAATTATGGGTCGATACACATATTATGGGACATCAATTAATGGAAAAAAAATTAATATATAGTTATGAATCATTAATTCATAATGAATTAGAAATGAAATCAAAGAAAAAAACTAAAGAAACTGGATTAATTAAATTAAATGAAAATGATGAACAAAGTTTTAAAACGAATATTAAAACAAATATTACAATTAAATCTAAACCTAAACAAAGTGGAGGGGCGAAAAGAAAAAAAATATTTCGTTCTGTCTCGGATGATGCAGAACTCGATGATGCAAAACTTGATGATGCAGAACTCGATGATAAATTCCCATTCAATCCAAAAAGAGATACTGATGATAATGCTGATAATGCTGAGGATGATGCTGAGGATGATGCTGAGGATGATGCTGATGCTGATGATAAAATGGATGAGAATGACATCGAAGATAATCCATTAATACAATCTGAAATAGAAGCAGATGAAGTAATCGATCTTGATGAGATTGAGAAATTATATTTAGACAATGATGTTAAATTTGATGAAAATACTTCAGAAACTGCAAAACTTATCAAAAAAGCATTAAATGATGATGTTATATTTGATGATAAACTTAATCAAATGGTTGAATTTGATAGGAGTAAGGATACTAATATTTATGATGAAAATTTACGTGATGTATTTAAAAAAATATATGTTAAAATAAATTACATCTTTAAAGATGATACAATAAAAACTTTAAAAGATAAAATATGTTGTACACTAAAAAATAATCCTAAATTTGGAGACAAATCATATCTATTACCATCCCGTCAATATATATGGAGTGAATATTATTTTGAAAATGCTGTAGAAAAAATTATGTTAGGTCAAAAATGGTTAAGACGTAATGAAATCCTACCAATTGATATTGAACCTAATTCACATTTCCGAACTTTTGAAGAATTATCAGGACCTCTCAAAGCATTGAGAGATTCTATGAAGAGATATATGAGTAAGATTCGAAGAGATGATGATGAAAATAATATTATATATGATTATGAAAATTATATCACATCGAATGAAATATATCTTATCGATGTGTATAACGAATTAGGTCTTAATTATAAACCAGATACCCAAACTATATCGAATATTTCAGATATATATTTGCGATTATATTATCCAAAGATTCGAAGTGATGAATTTAAAAATATTCTGGATTATCTTTCAACAGATACAACTCAATCAATTCAAAAGATCGAACAGAATCGAATAATTAATACTTTTGAAACGATTAATAATGATTTAATCATTCAAAATGAAATTATGTCAGTGGTTGAAACTGCAAAAATTGATACTTTATATAAAAAATTATTCAAACCAACTCATATAATTCATTCAATAATTCATCTTAAACTGAGATTAAAAGAAGGGACTAAAATAGACTTATATCGAATATTTAATGAGTTTGCCATAACCAAAGAATTTCCCTTTGTGTTATATCATACAATAGACCAAAATATAGTATATAAATTTAATGACACCCAAATAAAATCATATATTGCATCTGAATCAAATCTTAATATCATAACAAAATGGTTTGAGAATATACCATATGGTATAAGCTTTAAGTTTCCAATAAGTGATAAATTTGGTGATAGATTTATCGGAATAACTATAAATGAATCCGGGAGATTAGAATATAAGATCGTTTGGAAAGAAGATGATAAAGCAACAACCGAAGATATAGCAATTACTTATCCATATGTAATAAAATTATTATTAAAAATAAATTCTGAAAAAAATAGACAAAGATTCTATATCCCTGAGGATTCTGAATTTAGATATGCTTTTATTAATACGGTTCAACAATTTGAATTGCCTGAAAAATTTATAATAAATCATAATGACTTATCAGATTTTGCAAGATTTTTCTATCCGTATATTGTATTGGTTACCGATCCAAGAAAACGTCAAACTAAAAATGTCTCAACCACAAATATAAGTAAATTTGGTACTTATCTCCGATATAAAAGAGTTTCTCGCTATGAGAATTCCAATCGTATTGAGATGCGTATTCTTCATTTTTTAAGAAATTATGAAATTTCTGATAAAAATCTTATTATAGAAATTAGTAAACAATTTAATATCACTGAAGATGATGCAGCAAGTGAAATAGCGAATGTCGCTAAGAGATACCCATATATCAAAAAGAGTAGACGAGTTTTAAAAACGATTGAATCCATACCTAAATATAAATCTCCGGGAATTGGTATAGATATACAAGGGAAACAGAGAGAGAAATATAAAATTAGAATTAGTGGGGCTCGAGATGCATATCAATTAGAACATATTGTTCATTTTATTAATATATTAATATATTTGTATATTGAAACATATCTTTATAAACTTCCAGAAAGACAAAAATTAAAAACTAAATTAAAAGAACTTACTAAAATTGCAAAACGTAGGGGAAAAGTCCTAGAAATTTTATCATTGGATGAAGATATATTAAAAGTAAAAACTATGGGTAAGGTAGACAAACAACGTATCGGATATAAACCTGAAGAAGGGCAAACACAATGGACGAGATGTTGTCAAAATAGTGGAGAGACCAAACGTAGACAACCCTCTCAATATAATTCGACAAATGTTGTAGAATTAATTAAGAAAGGTTATAAACTAAATAAAAAATCAAGTCTTTATGAAAAAAAAGTCTTGGTTAAAAATTCTAAATCAAAAACCAAAGAAGAAATTGTATTAAATGCATTAAAAGTTCCAGAATTAGATGCAGATGGAGAACCGACTCAAAATGACCTATATTATACATGTGATCCGGATGAGAATGGGGAACATTTTTATGTTGGATTCTTAACTCGATGTAAAAATCCCCATGGATATTGTATGCCATGTTGTTTTAAAAAAGATCCAGCAGCGTCTAAGAATACATCTAAACAAAATTTTTACGCACAATGTTATGGAAAAGAAAAAGATCAAACTGAAAATAAATCTGAAGCCGACCTAGAAGCTGTTCTGAATGAACGTTTATATATATTACAAGATACCAATAAGATTCAAGAAGGTAGATTTGGTTTATTACCATCTTATTTAGATTTTTATTTTAATATATATAATGATCATGATAAATATATTAAACAACATTATTTGTCTAAAACGAAGAATGGATATTTTTTTAAATATGGTTCTGTACAAACCTCCCAATCATTTCTAAACGCTGTCGGAGCCTGTCTTGATCTTCAGATTGATAAGATCCTATCGAAAATAATCTCTACGTTGGAATCAGATCGGACCGAACAGATTTATACGTCTTTAAACCAAGGAGATATTAAGACACAATTTGGTTCTAGAAAGAATTTTATAGATTATATCAAAGTAACAAATTTAGATTTTTCTATGATAAATAACTTAATAATCTTACCTAAAGTTCTAGCTAAAAATGGTCTTAATATTATTATTTTTAAAAGAAAAACCATCGTCGTGAAAAAAACTTTAGAGAAAGAAAAGATAATTGATGATTTTATATTAGAATGCTCAAATATCGAAGATTCTACTCTACTTACTCATCCATTAAGACAGACTATATTTATTTTAAAAGATTCTAATAATTATTATCCAATTGTATTGGTATCAAAAGAAGATCCAGATGATAAAAATATTACTTTGGAAAAAACTTTTTCCTATGATGACGCACCCAATAATATTATAAACAGGATAAATGATTTTTATCATAAAAATTGTAAAGGTTCTTTTATGGATTCAATTGTGTATAAAGATTCAGCTTTAACTGCAACTCAAACTAATTTCGTATTAAAAAAACTTGCCAATACAAAATATAATATTCAATATCAATTAGTAGATTCTCGTAATAAAACAACTTATTTTGTTACTGAAAAATCTATTATTATTCCAACAAGACCATCTGGCTCTCTCTATGATATACCAATTATAAAATCATTAGATAAATATGTAAAATCTTTAGCAGAGAATGTAGTCGAACTCAATAACCTTGCAAAAATATCTGGATTAAAAGTAAAACCAGTTAGTGTATATTATGATGAAAAAGTAAACGATACGATTAGAGTAATCGGTATTATAACAGAACTTGGAGACCAAATACCAACGATTGAATCTGATATTAAAATATCGGAGATAGAATCATTATCGCTTTCTTATGAAAAAACACCGATCATTGAGAAGATAGATAAAAAGATTATTAAACATGAATTTCTACTCGATGAACGAATAGATAAAGTTAATCTTGATGCATATCTTTCAGAGTCTTATGAATTATTTAGATTAGAATTAAGTACATTTATTAATAAATTTGAAAATATGACTCTTCGAGAGAAGATTATTAAGATTGTAAATTCACCTAAACTAGAGTACGATTCGAAAGTAGATAATATAAGATTAATTTTATATAAATTAGTTGATGCTAAATTATATGCCAAATATAAAAATATTATTAAAAAAAAAGGTGCTGAAGAAGATGCAGATGCAATGATAGAAGTTAATGATGATGCAGCAACAGAAGTAGAAGTAGAAGTAGAAGAAGTAGATAAAGAAGTAGTAGAAGAAGATATACAGAAGGGTGGGCGTTATGATAAATTATTATATCAAAGTTCTAAATTACCCAATCTAAATAAATATAAGATAAATAATGATCGTAATTCATGTACTTTGTCAAAATCAAAAGACACATGCAATGAGGATATTCATTGTAAATGGACTAATTCAGGATGTTATATGTCTGCAAGACTTAATGAGATATTACAATATGTTACAAAGATAAGTGAGGAGATTGCAATGAATGATCGCAAATCATTTGAAATATTAAAGATAGAAGGGTATTTTGTATCAGATATTGTAGATTTAAATAAATTTACAGAACGAACAGGACAGACAATTTTAAGAAATTCGGGTAGTAATGTTAAAAAAATTTTATCTAATATATTTGATTCCGAACATATTCCGATGATTGGAAAAAGAAAACTTAGTAAAATTATTGAAACAAATTATGAACAAATACAAGCGGATTTCCCATTGATCGATTTAAAATCTTATTTTGTTCAGAAAATTATTCATAATAATATGAGTTTTATAAGAGCATATGTTAATGGATTTTATTTCATACAAAATATTGATAATGATATCGCAGTAAAAAATTTAGGTTAT